GCCGTTTGCGTCTGTATATGTAGCCATTTGAGCGCCTATCTAAAAAGTTCAATTGCACTTAATATACTTTTTATTCCAGTTTTAAGCAACAAGTGTCCATTGTGGATCTTGTGCTGGTGTTACTCTTACCCAATTTGGATCTTGATCAGGCAGTATTAGACCGTAAACAGCAGCGCCCCCAATGAATACGGTTATTGAAACTCCCTCTACGGCTTCTCCCAGAATAAATGTTACGTCCTCTCCCGCAACGCTAAAGTCACCATCAGCAAACCTATCCACGATATGGAATGTCAAACCATCTCCAGACAGAGTAAACGATCCTGCATCCATAAGGACACTAAACGCAAGGTTTAGATCAACATCTTGCCCCGTTAGGGCAAAGCTTCCCGCGTCTGCAACAAGAATCCTTCTTACTTCAAAGTCTGCGGATTGCCCTGTCAGTGCGATAGAACCTTGGTCTAAGCTAACTGATCCCTCAAACCGTGTTTCTAGATCAAACCCAACTAGGTCAAAACTACCCTCCTCAAGGTTGGCAGTCTTTTTAAAGTTTATTGCCTGACCAGATAATGCAAAGCTGCCCGTGCCCACTACATCTGATATGGCTCTGAGAAATGCAAATCCTGTAAGCGCAAAACTTCCTGTGCCCGCTGACATAGAATAATTAAAGTTCTCTATGGCCTGTCCAGAAAGCGCAAAGCTGCCATTAGCAGCGGAAAGGTTCATAGCCTTAACGAAGTCTGCCGCGATACGAACATCAACAAACGTTCCGCGATCCAAGGCCTCTCGCATGGCTATCGGCGTATCTACATCTTGCCCTGTGAGCGTATAAAATGCAGGGGTTACGGCTCTCGTAACGCCTGTATCAACATTCTGATACGTTAAGGATATCGCGCCATTATCTAATATCGCGCTTACATTTACATCAAACCCAAGATCTTGCCCTGTGACTGCAAAGCTACCATGATCTGCGGTTAGCTGCATCGCCTTTGTGATAGTGGAGTCTTGACCTGAAAGGGTAAACCCTCCGGGTTCAAACAATTCTCCAAGCTGTCCACCAGCCTCAATGCCCGTTAAGGTAAACGACCCGTGGTCTAGTATGGCACTAACAGATATTTCTACCGTTACATCTTGGCCTGTGAGTGCATAAGACGCTGCCTCCGCTCCTCCGGGCAAGCCCTTACCTTGGATAAGGTTGTTGTCTTGACCAGTTACAGCAAAGGAACCTGCCCCAAGACTTGCAGAAACATTTGCAAAGGCATCTTGCCCAGCAAGGGCAAAAGACCCAGAGTCAAGCGTTACATTTAAAGTTTTTACAAGCGTTACAGTGGGCGTAGTTAGGTTTAAATGGAATATAGCCCTATCAAGCGTTTCGCTAAGATTGATATTAGTGGCGTCTGCGGCTTGTCCTGTGACTGTAAAGGAGCCATGATCCAAGCCAACAACAATAATCTCATGTCCAGAGGACGCGAGTGCAGATCCTGCTATGGGGCTGTAACCTAACATAGCAGGAAGCTACCATTGTTTTTAGTTTGAGTCACCCTCATATCGACAGGTCCACATGGTCAAGCTATACTTCTTTCCCCCACGCAAAGGCAGAACCTTATGCCCATGTGTTACCATAGACGGAAACAAAATGCACTGCCCAACTTTTACATCCTTGTTTGTAAACTCTTGTCTAGGAAAAACAAGCTCCGCACCAGCATAATCGTTGTTGAGCTTAACACTGCCTGTGAACAAAGAGGCATCTGTGTGGAGGCCTAATTCAGTCTGTGTGTCCATAGAATAACGCATGGTAAACGCATCACGCAACCCAAGGTAGGCTTCTGGATGCCAATGCTTTTCACATATCTTGCTTAACTTATTGGACCATTGCTCTGATATTTCTTTCCAAAGGCCTATTTCTTTTAGCCTAATCTCTTGTGCTGGAAACTTATCGCCATCAAGCTCACCCCATCTGCCAAGTCTCTCAGACGCTTGGATGTACCTTTGGCACTGACTCTCTGTCATAAAGTCCGTTACCAATATCTCTGGCGCAACTTCTTCATACTCCAAACCTTTATGGTATGCGGGAGATAATACCTCTGCCTCTTCTACATAACCAAATTTATCTGCAAGCTTTTTAAATCGTACCTTTGCGTCATCTCCACCATTCCCATGATAAATACATGGGCAGCACATACCGTTGGATATTTGACCGTTGATAATCTCAACATCGTCATCGCATTGAAAGATGTAACCTTCATAATCCAAATTGGCAGAGGCCGTAGATTGCCAGTCAGATGACAAAAATCTTTTCTGCATCCATAGTTGATCGTCAGAATCATTGGGCACTGCTTCATTTAAAAACTGTTTAAGCGCACCCACATTGCCTATGTAAACACCACTGTTTAAATACCTATAGATTGTTGACAAAGGAAACTCTGAGGCCATTGTCGGATCAGGCCAGCAATTTTTTTCCGCTGCGAATATGATATCCGCACCCATATCTTCATATCTCTCTAGGATAGTAGGCAGGGAATCGTTTATGATAACATCATACCCGTCCACGAACAAAACAACGTCATCGTCATGCAGTGAATCAATGTGGTTGCGTACAAGATTAATCTTCTGCCCACCACCTTGAGCTTCCATTGTACCACCTGCCCAAGTAACCTGACGACCCAGATTTAAGTACGTTATCCCGTGCGCTCTTGCAGATTGCTCCAAAGCCCACATTTTATTTTTATTCGTTCCAACCGTAAGTACATGTACCTGCATTGATTCCCCCTCAATCGTGCTTGGTCTAACTTCTCTAGGTATCTGCTTTACAATCTCTGGTGTAAAGAAAAAGTTCGATTGAACTTTTAACTTAGCGGGCACCCATTCATCTACGGGGATGATAGCATCCTTGTAGCCTTCTATCAATCTCTTAGCGGTTTCTGGTCTAATAGCGTAAGCATGACAATTATACCAATAGCCAAGAGTATTAAGGCGGTATCCCAACCAAACGCTGTCATGCTCCTTCAATAGAGCCTCTACCGCACTAGGGTCAATGCTGTCGTAAACCGCATCTTCTTCAAGGATTATCCCGTTGCGATTAGAGTTAGCTATTTTCTCCCAAACTCTAAGGTGGCTTACAGCACACCCAAATTCTGTAACTAGCAGGGGCCTGTCGAGTATAGGATCTCTCCACTGTATATCCCTAACACAGCCCGTCTCTTCCTCTACGACATTCCAGTCTTTCCCTCTGGCGTCATACGCTGAACCGTGCAGGGATATCTGATATATCTTCAATCACTAAGCCCAGTTGCTTGCCAGTGTAATTCTTTCAGCCTTGTTTTTCCCAGCCCTGACTTGATGCGGAATATATGATCGAAACACAATAAGCCTTCTTTCTAGTGGCTCACTTACAATAATGTCTCTGTTGTCTGGAAAGCCAAACATATCTTTGTATGGGGATTTAAACATAGTGCCAGACGAACCCTCTGGAGATTTTGCATAATATATACAACTTAGGCGTGACTCACTGTGAATATGCTCCTCAACGAACTCTCCAGTCCTATTGAAATTAACCCATCCATTTGAATAGTTCATAGGCTCTGATCTCTTATGTTCAGCCGCATAGGAGTCTACAGCTTCCTGAACCTTGTTGTTGTAAAACCTAAACCTTTCATCTTGAAAAGGATCAAACCCAATAAAGGTTGTGGTATTTGTTGCATCCCAACCTTCTGGGTTTTTACCTTTAAAGTTAGATCTTACTTCATCGCAAAGAGAGCAAAGAGTTTTATTCTCCTCTTCCGTAAGAAGATTATCTGCGAACAGAAATGCACTGCCCAAAACACTCATCATCTGCATAGACATAATTACCCCCAATAATTACGAATTATATGTTTCTATAGTATATAAAATTCTGTCTAGTATCCGTGCTTGCCGCTGTAATAGATTCGTTTGGCCCAAGATAGAAAAGACCGCTAATAGGTCCAACCCATTGAGTTTCTCCACCTCCCTTATGGATCAAAGAACCGGTTGTACCTTGTATATTTTCACTATTGGTAAACCAACTGGTAGACCCAGTATACACAACTCCAGCCCTATTCGACTTAGTTCCTTGGTAGGAATAAATTCCTATTACCCCTGTACTTCCAGCAGTAAAACCCGTTCCCTGTATATCGCCGCCACTGGTCCACAAGCTGCTGCCACCAGAAGGTGCGTCTGTATACAGCTTGTCCCAGAAGGAGAAACTTGGAATAGACAAATCAGATTTTAGATTTGTTTCTGTAGTGCTGTCTACACTAGCAATATTCTGTAGCTGTAAACTGTCGTTTATAACGGTGGTGCTTGCAACCTTTATAGCCATCTTCGTATCCTTTACTATTAGCCATATAAGATCATGGTAGCATTAAACGCTCATGTTGGAAAGAAGAACAAAGCTTGGTTCAACCTATGCACTCCGTAGTCTCTGTTCTCTTCAGTAAAGAAATATGTTTCATCATCTACCGCAGCACCATGTGGCACTTTAGAAGCATCGAACAGAAAGCCCCTATTGAACTTAGGCGCAAGATACTCAACCACCTCAAAATCAGATTTAGGCTTCCAAGGATCACGATCCTCTTGGGTAACTCTACCACCATACCTGTATATACTGCCGTATTTATCCTCGTATATATTAGTACCATTTGTTTCAGATTCATTGAGGTAGACAAGACAAACCCACCCATTATCTAAGTGCGGAAACCAGAAGTTTTCTTCGTAATTGTTCCAGTCTGACTTCTTCCAGCGCATAAAGTTAGTGTCTAAGATATCAACACCGTTCTCTTTATAGACGCTAAAGCTTGTGTCATCTAAAATCTCAACAACTTGATCCGTATACTTCTTTAAAGAAGGTTCTTCCCTATGATGGCGAAGATCATAAAACTCTTTCCCGTGCATAGGATGCTCTGTAATTACCTGATTGGTTGGCCCAGATAAAATCTTATCCACTATAAATCCTACGTTGTCGTAGAAGTTATCTATTTGGAAAGCCCTTGTGCCCAGTAGATTAAACTCTTTTACATCCATTATTGCCACCTTGGTCCTTCAAACCACGCCACAAGGCTCTTTCTAGTTCCATGCGTTATAGGCAGAACGCGGTGCTGTAAGTAGCTTGGGAACACCAATACAGTGCCCTTGGCCTTTGATAAGTTATTTGGATTTTCGCACTCAGAAAACTGAAAGTCACCGCCTACATATTCTGATGGATCAGAAAGCTGGACGGTAACACTAAGCTTTCTATCTAAAGGCTGATCACCATCCCAGTTCACATCAATGTGCCAGTCGTAGTGACCGTTCTCTACAGCATGGTATTCTGTATATTGAATGTCGCAAATATTTTCTATTTGAACATGAAAAGCGTTTTTATTTGCCGCCTTAACATAACCCCAAAGAATATCTTGAATAGCCTCATTACCGCTCAACCATGCAACATCGCTCGATCTTACACTTTTATTGGCGTCTGAGTTGTTGAATGTTGTAGCTTTCTGCGTGTTAATTTTTGAAGCCTCAACCAAGATTGTTTCTATGTCTTTATCGGTCATGCCGCCAGACCACATTTGCCAATTTTGTCTCATCGCTTGTGCCACCAAAACTTACGATACTTATCTACATAAACAGAGTCGTGCAAAATACTCTGCTGTTTCAATTTATATTCATCCCAAACACCATATTG